TCCTCGTCCTCGTCATCATCATCTCCGCTGTTGTCCACCACAAATCCATCTTTTAAATATCCATCCTTGGTTTTTCGGTGTGCAGGAATTGAATCCAGTTCATCCTCTTCATTGTCATCATCATCATTGACCAAAGTGTCAAATCCACCGAACAAAAAATCATACATTTTGTCCCATTTGTCCAGAGTCAGTGGAATGATCCGATGCTGCGGTGACATGTCCTTGGCCACCAGCGCACATGCTCCAAAAAATAGAATGGTGTCCACTGGTGGTGGAAATTCATATTTGTTTTCTTGTCCTGCATTGCCATCCTCGCGAGCCCACAACTCCACCATGAACCGTTCATCTGTGGCAGCCGTTCCAGAATAAGCCCATTCTGCACGAATTTCAAATCCAGATGAGGTTTTGAATTTGCACTTTTTACACAATTCCAATGGGGTGTATGCATCAATTTGAGAAGCGCGCAAATCCCCATTGCGTTCCACAATTATGATTGGCACACTTGAAGCAGTTTTTGGGGTTGACGGCATTGGATGTGAGAGAAATTGTGATTATATTGTTACATTATCTTGAATTCATGGGTTTAAATCATTTATTGCATATATTTTATTAACAGGGTGATTGATGTGCGATACGTTGTGAAATCGCGATACGTTGTGAAATCGCGATACGTTGTAAATCTGCAAAAACTATGTAAATATAACTTAATCTAATCATTTATACTATTTTATACTATTTCATTCATGTTTTGGATTGTTCAGGTGGTGATTGTGTCTTTTGTGATCATTTTTTTATTGCACAATTTATATTGCTTTTTCAAAGAAACCTTGACGGTTCCTAAAATGAAGGACATGGTGAAGCGTCCTCAACAAAAGTATGATGCTTTGTTTAGGGAGCTGCGCATGCACAATGAAGAATCCAACAATGGCAATGCAGACAATGAGACCACCCATGCAAATGCCGAAATGAAAAACGAATTGAAGCGTTATTTGAAGGAACTTAATGTGACACCGCCACCACAACAATCACTGTCGCAACACCTAGAACCCGAACCACACCCACAATCCAATTCAAATTTCATAGAAATTGGGTCAGCATATCAATGATTAATGATTGATTGAAATCATATTAAAGTGTGGTGCACATTGGAATGTACATCACACCATAACGCAATGCAAGCCCCAGGCAACCGGATCAAACTGAATCCATTCCAATTGATTGTGCTAGAACGATTCACAAATGCACTTGAAATTTATTATGAAAATCATGTTCATAAGAAATTTTTAGCGGACACATATGCCGTAATTCCTAAAGGCAAAAAATGCGCACTGTGGTTCACAAACAAGCAGTGCTGGATGTTTCAAATTGCAAAGCGTCCTTATCATCCGCCCAATCCACTCAATCACAATCAACCAAAATGTCCGGAAGTGGTGTCATTTGATGACGTGCGCATGCTAACCATGCCGTGCATGGATGACGCCTGGTATCACGGTGAAGGCACAATATTGTACGGAACCCACATGTATGATAAAAAACGATTCAGCGTAGAGAACGTGCATTATTTTTGCGGGATAAAACAACAAAATGATGGGAGCATGAACCGATTCATTGATTTTTTTGATTCTTTGAAACAATGCAAAATGGAAGCGGCGCAATTGCAGTTCTTCATGCCAATCATGCACACCTCGTTTAACGATGCATTGAATGATGCGATGAAGATAACATCATATGAAGTGTTTTGCATTCAACACCGATTTTTGCAACGGGATTGCTCTGCATATAAAAATTTGCTGATTCATTTAGCAGAACAACAACCACAACATGCACAATCACATCAATCATCACATGCACAATCACACACACACCAACTGCAATCACGGCCTTCTCAATCATTTTTTCCAAAACAATCACATGTCACAGCAACGGCAACAGCAACAGCAACAGCAACAGCAACAGCAACAGCAACACACTCAATCCAATCGCTCCGCACATTCCTTCTAAAGCCGGATATTCAAAATGACATATATTATGTTTTGCACAACAAGGATGATCCCATCACGGACAAAACAATGATTGCCCACATTCCGAATTATAAAACCAGTGTCATGATGAATTCAATGTTTAGGAACATCAAAGAAAACCGAAACTTGGATGCATTGGAAGAGAGCGATGATGAAGAAGAATTCGCTGATAAGGACACGAACAAAAGCCAGTTTGTGGATTTGAACAAGTGCGTGCGCATGACGTGCATGTTCAATCATCGGTTTAAACGATGGCAGCCTTGTGCTTGAATTCATGCATTCATTTTTGAGAGACAATGTGCATTTTTAGAAGGACCCAAATACAGACAGCTATCGCAAGGAACAGCAGTAAGTAAGGAAACAGAACCAAAAACCAGGACACACGGATGTAGCCAGCCGAGCAAAGACGGTTCAAAACCCAGGTCCAAAACAGCGTGAACAAAATGTTTACAAGAGTGACGCTGTTGGTGGATTTGCTCACGCTAAAATTCAAAGAGTTCAAATGTGGGTGCAGCTTGGATTGGTTCACTTGCATGAAATTTGAAAACTGAGTCATGCTAAAATAAGCGCCAATCATGTAAATGACGGCAAGGGTGATGTACACCTTTGCAGGGGTGCAAAGATCTTGATACAATGACATTGAAATGATTTTATTTTATATTATATGTGCATATATAAAATAAATAGAACACAAATGACATGACTCGCAGTGGATCAACTCGCGGCAATTAAATTATTTTAGCCACCCGCGCATTTGCCATGGTGCGAATGGCGGCAATGTCAATGAGTTTTGGAGCAGGAGGTGCATTATTTGTGTTGAATGCGGGTTGATTCCAGGGGGATGCTGAATTCAGTTGATTGGTGCCCATAAATCCGCGATACATGTTTTGTGCTCCAATTTTTAAATTGTCCCACCCGATTTGGATGTCCTGTGGAAATCCGCCGAAGACAAACCCTCCACGCTTGGACCTGCTGCGATTAGATCCTCCGCGCTTAGATTCGCTGCGCTTAGATCTGCCGCGCTTGGATCCGCCACCCTTGCTCAATGCATCGGGTTTCAATGCAGGAACTAATCGGTTAGCATCGTACATGCTCGGCCCCCAAAATTCAGGAACGGGAATGGGATAACCTGCTGGAACGCCCTTGCTGCTTAATGCGAAATGATTGCCTCCATTTGAGCTATTCCATGCCGGCCCCACCGCTGTCGTGCGTGCCCAACCTCCCCAACCACCTTTTTTGCTGCGACTGCGTCTATTGTTGCGTCGTGTTTTCATGCGCATTGCTTATATGTATATATGTATAATATGAATCCATATTATAAATATTTTGTGTATTTATGAAAAACACATAAAAACAAACAAATGATTACAATGAACGGAATGTATTACAATTTGCCTTATACAAACGCAGACATTCGCCCTAAACCAAAAATAAGTGAGTTATTCATTCCATCATTCAATGCATACGCTGCGCATGCATTTCAATCCATGAGCACATCTGCTAAATTGTTATTGGGATCCATTGCTGCGTGCATAAATGGGATCATTCCACGCGCATTTAAGTACACTGCCTTATCCATTTGCTTGTCCATAGTTGAAGACGAATTGCAGCACAATCGCGTGCCTGTAAAAATACCACCAATGCAATCCAGCATGTTAAATGATATCATCATGACATTTGATGAAGAAAAAATGGAATAACAATGTGGGTTTTGTTTATTCGTTTATTGAATGGTTCATTCAATGTCCACATGTGTCAGCAAGTGACGTCGGCAGCACATTTTTTTCAGCTTGAGTGTGTCCATGACTTCCCCTTCAGGTGTTTTGTTAATGTATTCCTTGGTCAAATAAATCACCTTATCAGTGTCCATGCCACGAGCCATTTTCAATCGTCTCACTTCGCTGAGATAGTATTCGTATTTGTTGGCAAGGACGTTGCCACATGTGAAGCATTTGACAGGGATGATCATTGTGTGTGCGATACGTGTGATGGGTTTGGCCTGGATTATGATTGTTATATTACACCGTTATTTTTAAATCAATTTTTAAAAATAAGGATTGTGAACCCACGCCACATTCTACATTTTTGCAAGTTTGTTTAATTGTTTTTGTCGGGTTGCTCCTTAACTATTAATTGAATTTTGGATTTTTTTCCTGGCTTTTTTTTATCTGCATCGGCAACAACAACAAGTTCAACGGCCTTGGCAGGTGGAACAGGAACAGCAGCGGCAGCAGCGGGAACAGCAGCAGCAGCAGCGGCCTTGGCAGGAGCCTTGGCCTTAGCCTTTGGCTTTGTTGCAACTGCAATGGTGGTGGTGGAGGCGGCCTTGTCCAATTCCTCTTGTTCCTGTTCCAACGCTGCCATCTGTTTTTCAAATGCGGTGGATGTGCCCAGCAGGCTCTTCACCACCAGTTCCGCATTGTCAATGGAACGCACTTTCTTGAACACGAAATAGCGGTTGTAAAAGGAGATGCGACGTTCGTAATCACGCATGTCCGGTGCATCCCCCAAATCAGATGCCATCGCCGGTGTCTGCTTGATGCGCGCCATCATCTGCGCATACATCTGCTCAAACATGCCGGTTCCGTCCGGCAGCCCGAGTTTCAACGCATCTTCTCTCGGCACCACCTCAAACCCGAAATTGGCCATCAGCCGTTTCAAATATGCAAAGTTCACTAAATACTCGCGAAACGTCTTGTTGATGGATTCCTGATACACGTCAATCGCATATCCCACACAGGTCTCGTCATCCAGAAACTCGGTGGCATTATACGCCTTGGTCACCTGCCACACGCGTTTCCCGTTGTGCATCACGGCGATTCCGTCACCCTCTTCATACGGTTTGAGCGCGTCAAACATGGTTGCACCGTCATAAGTGGTTCCGATGAAATAGCCACCCACCTCCGTGCACTCGCACACGTTGCGCAGAAAGTTACACACATTGGCGCGGGTTTCAAACATATAGTGAATTGCAAACTGACATGACGAAATGCTGAACCCGTTTTCGGCTTTGCCGTATTCACGATAAACGCCTTCACCCAATAGCGCCTTGTCCTTCGGCCCATCGCCGAACACGGCCCTCACAATCTGCTTGTATTTTTCGCCGCTGATTCCAGCCCCGCTTTTCACATTCAGCGCACTGTTGCCCTGGACAAACAGCGCCGACGGCATGATGCTGAACCTCTTGCAGTAGTCCAGATAGCGAGCGCACGCGCCGTCCAACTGGTTTTGAATGTTGTCCTTTGAAATGTCAATGCCGAACACGAATGACAGATTGGCATGGATCCATTTCGGAAGATCGCCGCCTTTGCCCACCGCAAAATCAATGAGCGTGTTGCCGCGCTTGCTCACGCCACCAATTAAAGCGCGCTTGACATACAGGTTGTGGAAATCGCGCAGTCCGCGCGTGGTCGTGTTGCCCGAAGACGAAATCCGATTGTAATACACGTCATCGTCGGCCAGTTCGTCCGGAATGTCAGTCCCGGTTGTCAGCATCTTCTTTGTGATCGGGTTGTGTATGGTATGCCAATTGGAGTTGGCCACGTGATAGGCATTTCCGTAGTTCTTCTGGCCGCTGCGATACTCCGCCGTTTTATCGGTGCGCACTCGCAATGGAACCCAGTGAAAGCGCGGATCGGCAGACTCCACATTGTATACGCACTCAATGATGCTGCCGTCTTCAATTGCCTCGTTTTCAGTGGTCAGCATCATGCCACGATTTCCCGCCGCATCCGTGCGAAGGATCACATTGCACACGTGCGCCTCCGGGTCATACGGGTTTGTCGGATAAAATGGCACAGGTTTGTATGAATCCTCGCTGTTCCCCCCGCTTCTGTCACCCGCGCCTTTCCGCGGCAGCTTACCCTGTATGACATCCTCGCACGGATTCAAATGACCGTGTTTTTTTTCGTCAAACCCGACACGCAGGGTGAGTGTCTTGTACTGCACGATCTGATCATTTTTCGCGGTGTTTACACCGTCCGTGTAAATGCTCGTCACTTTCGGTTGACCGTTGGTGTCTTTTACCACCGTGGCCAGAAAGTCAATGGTGTTGGCTTCAGTGGGTTTCCATTTGAACGATAGCGGCCACGTGATTTTGGACTTGGGTCCTGCGACATCACTGCCAGTCTCTCCGCCAGCAGGGGCATCAGCTGGCGTGAAAATTATGCCGTCTGTATTGTACTCATATGAACTGGATTCAATCTGCGCCATGAGTGTGGCGCAACATTGGAATATGCTTTGATCCTGTCCCGTGTATTTAAATTTTTTGTATTCAATTCGGATCGGGCATGTGGCTGCACCGCGAACGACGGAGCGCGCACCCAACCGAGTGATCACCTCAACCAAGAGCGGCAGGCGGTACTTGCTTGCAGACACTTCGGCAGAAGGTGGCACGAAATGCAGCGCACGCACATCCTTGCCGGCAATATAATACGCATCAAACGCGGCAAACAAGTTGATGAACCGGCCGCTCTTGTCGTGCAGGATGTGCTCTCCGTCCAACAGCGTGTTAAACAGCTTGTCTTCGGCGCTCTGCGCCCCCGTAAACTGCACGCGCATGTTTGTGTCAATCAGGTAAATGCGCCCCGTGGGCGACACGTAGAGCAGCTTGCGCGCGCCATCGGCCTTGTCGGTGACCGTGTAGTTGTTTCGCACATTGGGAATGGTGCAGTTTTCGTTGACGGGCACAATGTTCTGCAGCTGGAGCGTGTATGATGACGGGCCAATGAAATTTTTAGGGAACAGTTTGATTGCGGCGACATCCACTTTGCCCTTTTCTCTCGGTTCCCGTTCCGGATGCAACAAATGCATGTATTCTGATGCCACGCCCGAGAGTTCGGCAGCACCCACGGGATAGTTGGTGCCTTGCAGACCAGACATGACGGTCTTGATTGCCGAACGCAGCGCATCTGCCAACTTACGCGCGGAGTTAAACGCGGTTCCTTGTCCAACCGCATCATTCAGCACTTCAATCTCAATTTCGTATTTGGGTTGGGACTCGGTTACCTGCGATTCCGCAAACGTGTGCGTTGGAATCATGCCATTGCTACCACCGTTGCCATGGTCGCGGCGCGATTCTTTCACGATGCTCATGTCAACCACAAACGGAAATGCAGGGTTGCGAAACGTGCTGCGATTGATATAACGAAATGTTTTTTTGCTGCTGCGCCACGGGCCGACCACCGTCTTTGCGGCAGTGGATGACTCCGCAAACTGTTTTTCTTTTTGCAGCGACAAGCGAAAATTAAAGTCATCAAAATTGAGCGGGGGAATCATTTCACCGGCCCCCCCTTCAATCCCCGTTTTTTGAACGAAAGTTGGCGTGACTTTTTCCAGCGAATTGGTTTTGCAATACAACTGAATGTTGTGCAGACCTCGGATTTCGGTGCGAATATCGGACATCTTGGGTTTGCCAGTGTGCGTGTCCATGCTCTCGGAATTGATTTTGAGGGTGTAGTCGTCCGTTTTTTCCATGATGAATCCGGACGACAGCAGGGTTTTAATGACGTTGTCAAAATCAATTTTGGTAGTGGATGCAACGTGTTTCAAATTGCGGGTTCCAAATCTCACCTCCAATTCAAGCGAGCCGCCGTCGGTTCGCAACACCCCTCCTAAATACTGTTCTATCATGTCATCAAATAATTCATGAGGGGGGGCTTGCTTTTGATGCGTCTGATGCGTCTGATGCGTCTGATGCTTCTGCATTGTGATCCGATGGTGTATATTAAGATAGCACATTATTTAAATTCAATTTTACTATTTAATTTAGCAAAATTCGCAAAATTCGCAAAATTCGCAAAATTCGCAAAATTCGCAAAATTGCAATATTTTCATACTATAAACTTTTTAAAACCAAATCATTGCATCGCATCATGAAATTAACCACTGTAATAGGATCTGTCAATGATAATCCAAAATACTACATGTTCATACCCAAACAAATATTGTTTTGGAAAAAGTTCGGTATAAATTTTGTTGCGGTGTTTGTTGGAAATCACCTACCACTGGAACTGCTTGAATACAAAAACAACATCATTTTGTGGCAGTACAATTTGGATTTAAACACTGCTTATGTCGGGCAAAACATAAGAATGTATTATGCGGCACGGATTCATTTGCCGGATGATGAAATTGTTATGTTGACCGACATGGACATGTTGCCGACAAATCCAAGATATTACACGTCTGATCTTGAAAAGTATAAAATTGAAGATTTCATTTATTACAGGCATGTTGATGGAAATCAAATATACATGTGTTACAATGCAGCGCATCCCAAAACATGGGGCAAAGTATTCAACATACATGACGACAATGATATTCGCAATCAGCTAAACGAAAATTATCATTCAGAATACAACGGCATTCCAGGATCAATTGGATGGTCCATTGATCAAGAAGTCATGTATAAAAAATTAATTCATTATGAACATTTGAAAATTTTGAATCGTCCATTGAAACGGTTGGAAGTGTACATGTATAAAAAACATTTGAAACATAACCACAAATATTTCACAAGACACTACGATGATGTGCACTTTCACAGGAGCTATCATGATAACGCCGAGTTAATAAAGGATGCGGAAAATCAACTGCGATGATTTTTCAATTGTTCGCTTATTTTATTTATCCAATATCCAATTTTCAATTTGTCCATGCAATGAGTTGCATTTTTTATTCTGATTCTTTCCTTTTCCAAGAATTCAACGGTCACCTCATTCCAATTATTTACAAAACATATTGGCAAATCATTAAATTCATTTATGGCCACATCATGTATTACGATGGGAATGCTGCCCATGTACAAAGTTTCCCACAATCTATGTGTGTCAATGCCATTTCCACGAGGACACAGCGCAAACGCGTGTGCCTTTATCTCTCTGAGAAATTGTTTTCTTCCTTCCAATGTATTGACAATGTTGCCAATTGACACCCATTCTTTGTTGCAAAACAAATCGTAAACATGCTGTCTTTCTCGTGGATATGTGCCTATGTTGAAATTCATGTAAACTAAATTTTTATATGATATGTCTTCGTTTCTTACCTGAATAATGCAATGAGGATTACCATATATCGTGTGCAAATGCGATTCATTGGTGTAATTGGTTATTCCCAATGGCAATGCAATTACATTTGCATTCGGATTCAATGTTTGTTTGTTTATGGTGAACCAAACACGTGGATTGTGCAAGGCAACATGATTGTCATTTATGCAATAATCGGAATGTCCTGAAATTATCAGCTTCAATCCATGTTGTTTGGGTTTTTCTATGATTTTGTTTCTCCATGATATTTTTGAATTGGTGTAAAACACGTCCGTTTTGTAGTAATGCTGCGGAAAGTGATTCAAATATTTATCAGCGCAAATGATGTCATCCAATGTTATGATAAAATCGTTTTTATCCATGCGTGATAGAAGGTTGAGTGTTATGAAATTGCGTCACACAATAAATGCGCATAATGAACACATATCATGAATTCACACATTATAGAACGAGCTGTTTTGCAACTGAGTCATATAGTTCCTGTTTTTTCATTTTTGGCTTGAGCTGAATTTTCAGTTGGTGGCACATTTCGGTGAGTTCCGCAACGGTGTAAGCGCTCGCCGATTTAATGGGTTTCTGCGGGTTTTCAATGCGATAATTTGCTTCTCTTATTGCCGCCAAATCGGTGGCTTGCGTCATGGTCATCTGTTTGTCAGTGCGTTCTATGATGTATACTGGTTTGTCAGACACCGCATCGCTGATGAACTCGGCGCACACGCGGTTGACCGGGTTCACAACCACCGCATTCAGCGAGTTTAGATGCACCAGCACCTGGAATGCGTGCAATGAGATGCGCTGGGACATGATGTCCCCTTCAATTGTGGATGCCGCGAATTTGAGTCCGGTGGTTTGTTTCAATGATTTGCCCTTGTCTCTCAACTCAATTATTTGGTCGCGCTTGCCATCCTGCTCGGCCGTGAACCGATTTGCCAGTTGCTCGTATTTGAATGTTCCGTTCATCATAACATACAGACACCAAAACAGCGGGTCTTGATTCAATGCGGGGCGAAACACGTTTTCATTTGTTTGTGGTTTTTGTTGAATTGACTTCTGTGGTTGCATTAGCATTGATTTTTGTTGTTGTATTGATTTTTGTTGCATGGGTGTTGGTTTTTGTGGCTGGGGTTGCATTGGTTGCACAGTCGTGTCATACAGCATGACATCGCGCAATTTAGTTAAAGCGTGGTTAGTGCCGATTTGATTGGGATTGACCTTGTGCATGGTTTAGTTAATGTGCATCATCGCGTTATATTTAAATCAATTGAAATATGTAATTAAGTGCAAATTGTGTTATAAATAATATATTTTTTATAATAATATAATATAACACAACCGCGCAATAATGTCAAATAGGTCAAGTAGTCCTGAACCGGCTGGATGGGATGCAGATGCCACAGCGAGATATTTTGCAGCAGAAGCAGAAAAAAAAAGAAAAGACGAAGCAGAACGAGCAGCAGCGGCTGCGGCAGAAGCAGAACGATTGGCAAAAAACTCAAATATGGAAGAAGTGGACGGCGGTGCCAAAAGAAAACGAATGACAAGAACGAAAAAAATGAAGCGAAGGCACAAACGCAAACCTCATCGCAAATCCAAACGCGTCATAAAAAGATAGAATTCTTATAATATAAAAAATAAAACATATTAGAATTACATTCACATTAATGATTATCAACCGACATGCCAGCCGCCGATTTAAAGCAGTTGAAAGACCGAATTGAGGCATTGAATCAGCACCATCAAATTCAAATATTGCAAATCATGACTCAATGCAAGGTTGACCTGACTGAAAACAAAAACGGGGCATTCATCAATTTAACGAACGTGGATGATGCCGTCATTTCCAAAATCACCGATTATTTGGGCTACGTTGACGAACAAGAGACCCAATTGAATGAAGTTGAGAATCAAAAAACAGAGTTGACGAAACAATTTTTCAAACCATAGACATGGTCCATTCACCAATGATGGACACCTGTTTGTCGTTCAATTCAAACCGTCTTCCAACCACCCGAATCTGAATCATGTCACCGGGTTTAATGGAATCTATTGACGCGTGATTTGCATGATTTGCAATCATTCGCGTGGTGGAATCGTGCATTTCGCGTGAAATGTAAATGACCACAGGGGATGGATTTGTGCAGGCATGTGCCCGAATGCCCGCCTGTGTCACCGTTTTTGCAATGCAATTCATGATGGCACCCTCTTTCGGGCAACACAACATGCACTCAATCTCCAGATCAAATCGTATGTTTCCAGCCGCAAAGGTGCCAATGGAATGCGATCGCAGATTGCAAGAACCGGGTTTTACAAACCCTTCAGCAATGCAGCGGCCATCAATTTCACTAGAAACGACGTGTTTCAAATAGTCTCCCATGCAATTAAAATTGGGTATGTCGGAAAATGGAATGCACAATTTGCGACGAATGCATGTTGAATGATACAACGAATTGTTTAAGTCATTGGGTGCGTGCGCATGCGATAGAGTCATTCGTCGGATCTGAGGTGTGTAACTACATCATAATTTAGCCCTAATTTTAATTCAATTTTTTGAATTAACATTTAATATAATAATATATATAATGTATCCATAAGAATGTACACAATTTTGACTAGTTTGTTTGTGTTACTCTTGCTCATGATATTGTTCATGCATTGTAAGTGTAAAATGTCAAACCATTTAGTCAATGATCCCACCACGCCAACTCATCCAGAATCAACCCATGATAAATGCAATGCCGGTTGTCCCGTGAATAAATTTCCTGACGGAATTATGGCTGGATTGACTAAATCCAATCTGGTCTCCAATTCATCCTCAATAACGGATGATGACATTATGTACAGCATGTATGCCAAATATGAAAAAACATTCACACCAACCTACATTCAAAACAATTTGTTACAATTGACAAATCCGGACAATTATACACATCTTCCAATGGGCCCTTCCAATATTTTCATCATTAGACATGGTGAAATAATTATGGACAATTATGCAGATCCGACAAATCAGGACACATATTATAATCTGGACTGCAATGGAGTATATCGCTCCATAAAACTTCCAAATTTTATTAATGATTTAGGAATGAATGGGTACCCTATAACAACCATTGTCACAACAAATGCTCACATGGACATAAATAAATCTGGTAATGTGGCAATCCGTTCGCAGCAAACCGCACATTTTAGTGCATGGGCATTGAGTATTCCAGTTCTTGTATTTGGGTGGGACAATTGTTCACAACCGTATGACGCCACCACTGCAATAAATATATTCACCAATGCATCCATGAGAGGAAAAAATATAGTAGTACCATTTAAACATGCCAACATACAAGCATTGATGAATCAATTGGTTCAATGCTATATTTATTTTAAACAAGGCGGAACAGCCGAAAATCTGAATAATTCCACCCTGTACAATGTTTCAACAGAGGAATGGTGGAAACACAACACCCCAGTAGAACCAAGACATCAGTATTCTGGATACAAATATCCTCAACAAAAACCAACATATCCAATTCCTCATGAAAAATATTCAAAATATTTGCCATATTGGAATGCAAACACATATGACAGAGTGTTTTGGCTTTCTCAAACGAATCGTCCAAGCAATATAACGTTGAAAGTATTTTCCGAAAACATCAATACTTGTGCGAACGAGTGCAGACTTTTAATCGGATTAATACAATGGGATTATCTGTTAAACCAACCCAATGAGTATGAAAATGACACAAAATGTTTACCACCACCGCCCGAATAATTGGTTTGTGTTTGTTTATTGCGGCGAATTTCTCTCACTTGTCATGCTGTGCAAGTTCTCCAATCACCGAAACGGCGGGATCATTCAGCTCAAAGTGCTGCCCGATGACGCGCACCACGATGTCATCCCCCGCCTTGATTTTGGGGAATCGTGGGTTGGAATAATGATGGTCACGTGACACAAACACAATGACGGGACTGGGTTCGGGCACAATGTGCGCCTGAAGACCGGCCTGCGTCACATTTTGAACGACGCAACGAATGAGCATGCCCTCCACCGGGTTGCAGGCTTGATACTCATACATGACTTCAAACGCGACCGCAGCATTGTCGGTCAAATCCCCGGATGAATACGCCAACAGCTGGGTGGAACCGGGTCGCACATACCCCTCTGCATTGCACTTGCCCTCATGATCGTGCGCTAAATGCTTTTCCAGCACGTTCCGGATGTTGCGTCCAATTGCGGCGAACGGCAGCACGACCTTCCTTGAGACCATGGTCGGAACGTAAATGTCGGTGCTGAGGGGTTGGCGTGGTTGTTGGTGATGATGTGGTTGTTGGTGTTGGTGTTGGTGATGCATCCAATTGAGAGATAATGATATTAATAATATTAATAATATATGATTATATAGTTAATATATGTGCATATTATTATAGTTTTATTTGCTTAACCCTATTTATCATTATTTGCGTGCGGCACTAAGCAGTGCTTGCACCGGCGTCAAAAACCAGTGCTTGTCATCCTTCCGCACCACATTGTAGCTGCGCAACAGCATCTCCGGCAAAACGCAGAACCGAGCCGTGTTTTGGTCATTCGTGTTTTCCCTAGTGTAAATCGGCTCAACATCCGGATTCAGGCCATGCATGATTTGATTCATAATGGTGAGACGGCGCTGTTTGGACGATATTTGGTCGCACCGCGCACCGACCCCTTTTTCCTGCATGTATTTTATTTTAAACACGGCATAGCTCCCCCCGCTTTTTTCCTTAAATTCCGCAATGAATCCAATGATGTGAGCCAGCGTGGTTTCGCGCGGCAGCATGGCAACAATGGATTCTAGGTAAGGACGCCGCTCCTCCGCCGATTTGGCTGCTGCCCACTCAGATGCATTTTTGCGCACAACCAGCTGCCTGCCATTGTCTTCCGTTGTCTTCATCATGAGGATGCCTTCCTCCCCCGCATATTTTGGATTTTTTAGTATTTGACGGTCAAAATATTCGCGCGCAAATCGGTCAAACTCATCGCCGGGCACCTGCGCGTAAAGCGTGTTCAAATACTGCAGTCCAATGTCGTAGGACGAAACCAGCAGCTCTTCCACGAAATGTTCAACGACGCATCGCTTTAATACAATCGGGTCAATGCTGTGCATTTCACTTAACTCCCGAATCACGTCTCGGCACAGTTCGTTCCACGTTTTTGTGTTTTTGTCGGTTGCCTTCGCTGCACCTGTGGTTACGGTTATTTCGCGGTATGCCTTCTTCATGTCTTGAACCTGAGTTGGTTCGGTTAGCATGACGGCAGCGACTGCTTTGGGTTTTGCAAACCCGTGCTTTTCGGCCAGCTGTTCCAGCGTGCCGTTCTTCAGCGGAAACGATATGTGATCCCGCTTAAATTGGAGGGGAGCGCTGCGTTCATATGTACCGATCCGCGGGTCCGTTATTTCCGAGGGTTGAAACAAGTAATATTCGCCCACGTTGATCAGGTGTCCCGTGCGCCCGTATTTGTCCACCAGGTGTTCCCCTTTGTCGGCAATCATTCGGGTTAGGGCGACATTCACCTGCTCAGGCGGGTGTCCAAACAGGTGCCTCAAAAGCGTTTTTCGCGCATAAAAATGCTGAACCTTGAACAAATCGCGAATGCGCTGCACAATTCGCTCGGCATTCATCACGATGAAGGGTTCCGAATACGTGTCGGCATTTACCTCAATTGCACCACTGGTGCCGACCGCACACTTGTGTTCGCAGGTGGCCTGATAGTCGCACACGAATGAAAACGGGCGGTCACCGATTTCATAGTGGCTGAGCACGGTTCCGTCGGCCAGCACTTGGCGCACGGTGACATTTCCGCCATTGTGGCGGCGGATGACTTCTTGGCTGAATTTGGTTTGATCAATGTTGAGCAAGCAGTCCACCGCATTTTCTTTCAGAATGCGGCTCACTTGACCGATTTGCGCGGCCTTTGATTCAGCCAGACGATACACATAAAGGTCGGCAGCTTCCATGTCGGGGCTGCCACGCAACAGCGTTCCGTATAAAAACAGCTGCACATTGCGATCCACAAACGGGAGGTCGGAGTGGCTGCAGTTGCGGACGGCGCGACCAATGATTTGCTCAATGCGGTTCATGTTGTACCACGGCTCCATGATGTGCACCTGGCGCACGTTCTTGAAATCAATGCCCTCGCTGCCCGCCTTGGAAATGATGACGACCTTGATGCGCTGGCCGTGCTCGTTATCGGTAGTGAGCGCTTCCAGCTCGGCGCGATTGTCCGGCGACAGCTGCTTGTCTCCCGTGAACATGGCATATTTTGTGGCGAACCGCGTTTGATGCAGCTGCACTATGCGCGGTGGAACGGGTGCGGTTTTAAACAGCGATCCCACGTCCTTGTCATATCGCGTGAATCCCATCTCTTCTAGGGCCAGCGCAATCGGCACCGCACCGCCGCCAATGTATTCGCTGTAAATCAGCACGATGCCGTTGGCTTTTTCAATTTGTGCGCAAATACTGGCGATTTTGCTGCTATATTTGCCGATTTCCTCGCGCGAGAAAATGCGGCCGTAGTTTGTCAGCGTGCTGAGTTTGTATTCGTAATTGAAAATGCGCGCGCCGTCTTCAGACTCTTCGTATTTCATGACGTGTCTCAGCCCCGCGTCTCCGAGTAATCTCTTGACATCAATGTGCCGAATCAGAGCCACGTCGGCAGCCGAAACGGTCGCATCGGTCACTGCCTTCTTTTTGCTGCGGTCTATGAATTTGTCAAAATCCACGCTGGGATACACCATGTTGAGCGCTTCTATGGGCTGCTTCAGCAAAAACGAGCCGAACGAAGTGGCGTCAGCCGACATGTCCAGCCGTTTTCGGTCAATGATGTAATCATAAACCGCTTCCTGATATGTGCCGGCCGCATTTAAATACAGGTCCAGGTTCTGCAGCGGATCCGGAATCGGGGTTCCGTTCAATTGCAGTGTGGGACGCTTGTCACGATTTAGCAAAAAGGAATGCTCGGGTGAAAACTCTCGTGGGTACATTCTATAAGGGAAAATGTAAGGGTTTTCACCTTTTACCACAGAAATATAGCCGGTGGATTTAATGCGTAACAGCTCAGCACCCACATTGCGCCCATTTACCTGCAGTAAATTTCCATCTCGGTCAAACACGTCGTTGACTGTAATGGTGGCACGACGATCGTTCACGTTCATCAAATTCAGCAGCCACACGATCTCGCGTGGGTCGTTGTACATGGGCGTACCCGACAACAACAGCAGCCGCAAATTGTCGGCATATCTCACCAATTTATACAATTCGTTGGAAACGCTGGTTCCTTTTTTAGCGTCCTTGGCATCCTTGGCGTCCTTCGCTTCTTCATCGCTGCGCACGTTGTGAATTTCATCCACAATGAGCAGCCGGTTGTTGAACTCGTGCTTGATGGCGCGAATCGCTTCCGGTCCCTCCTTTGTCGTTGTCAGCCGATGCACCAAATTGGCCAATTCAATGTAGCCCATGAATTCATAATTTGCGTTGATCAGACGGGTGATGCGCTGCACAATGCTTGCTTCCACTCTCTCCACATTTCGTTCCGTCAAGTCGGTCAGTTCCGAATTGGCACCCACCTCCTTCAACAGCTTGGTTCCGGTGCACCCACGAATCACAAACTGACGCGTCTCACGGTTGAACTTCAGCTTCTTGAAATCAAACAGCTGCTTGCGGAAATTGTCCTGCACATTGACCGAAGCAACCACCAGTATTTTTTTGACTGCATTGACCTGGTTCATGTAGTCGCGCATCTCTTCGGCCACACTGATGGCAGAGCACGTTTTGCCGGTTCCGAGACCGTGATACAACAATAGGCTATTATACGGCGTCATCACGGACAAAAAATTGCGCACAAAGAGCTGGTGCGGAGCCAGCTCAAAAGCCGCCCCGCACAGCTTGGCAGCCTCGGTTTCCATCTGCTTTTGAGACTTGGGAATGACCACGTCGTATTTGGTGTCATTGAATTCCTTTCTCTGCGCAATGTTCAGCGCAAATGTGGGATCATTCAATGTCGGATACAAAAACGCCAGACCTTCATCTTCGCCTTCGCCTGCATTGGCTGCATTGGCTGCATCGGGTTGATGAGTCCATTCCTGCAATTCATTGGACAGCAAAACTGCATTCGGGTTCGGGTTCGGGTTCGGGTTCGGACGCAACAATGGATGTTTGGATGGTTTCACATGGGATACCAGAGGATCCATTGCCTGTAATGTTTATTTGCAGTTATACTATAAAATGATTATAAATTGGGGAAACCGAACTCAACCAATCTAACAACACACTATCGCATATTCCAACAGTGCATTGTTTAAATTGCGCAAAATGTTAATTTTTTCTAAATTGTAAGGACGCATGTGCTGAATGCATTCACTATATGAAAACCATGCCATTTTGCTGACTTCCGTTTTTTGAAAAATGGCTTCCGAAGGCAATTGATCCGGCAAAGGCATGTATGCAACGAAATACTTGTGCTTGTATGTTTTCATGTTAGACCCCATGAATATTTCCTCATAGGGTATGATATTTTGCATCACGATCAACCGTGTTTCATCGTATCCCGTCTCTTCCGAAAATTCACGAAGGGCGCACTCAATGTCCTTTTCCTGATAATTGCGACGCCCCTTTGGAAATCCCCATTCCGGTTCATTCCACTGTGTGCTTGAATTGGCAATCAACGTGTTCAGCGTGTAATAACTGCCGCTGTTGCGATTTATTTTTATACCGGATTTTAACATATTAAATCGGTCACATGATATCGCTTCTTCATTTTGATATTTTGAATTTAAATAATCTCCCCATACATTTTTCCATAACTCGCTAAATGTTTGTGTTTGCAACCGGCGCTTTTCATCCACCGTCATTTCGTCAATCAACCGTTGCACGTATGTTTGGTTGTAAATTGGATATTTGCCACGAATGAATTCCACAAATCCGAGCGTGTCCTTTCGCCGGATCATCAAATAGGACGCACCTTCGGTTCCGTCCTTGAACACGATTATGCCATTACTGATGATTGGATTTTTGCACGCGTGCATGACATGCCCGTTCTTTCCACAATTGTTGCAAAACATGTTTCTTTTTGAAAATGGATGCAAGGATGATTTTGTGGGATATGATTCAACTTTGCCGTTGTTGCCGTTGCCGTTGTTGCCGTTGTTGCTGTTGCCTTCACCTTCACCTTCACCTTCACCTTCACCTTCACCTTCACCTTCGCCTTCGCCTTCGCCTTCGCCTTCGCCTTCGCCTTCGCCTTCTCCTTCACCTTTCAATGCATTAAATGAATACATAGTATAATTGCAATTACCTAATTGGCTCTTTATGTGTTAAATTGCACTTCTTTTTATATTGTTTCATTGTAAAAAATAACCCCAAACACAGAGAGAAATATATGAAATCCAATCTAGTTTATAAAAACGGAGACGCCACCACCGCGCTGGATGCCGCCGTATGGGGACCGCACTATTGGTTCGTGTTGTTTAGCATGGCGGTCACATATCCTGAGAGACCAAACGATGTCACCATTAAAAAATACTATGATTTCATACAAAATTTGCCGTTATTTTTGCCCAACCACCAAATGGGCAGCGTGTTTAGCGAATTATTGGACAAATACCCCGTGTCTCCCTATTTGGATAAACGCGAATCTTTCATTAAATGGGTGCATTTCCTGCACAATCAAATCAACCTGCGTTTGAATCGCGACGAAGTGTCGCTGCAAGATGCCGTGAATGCATACTATTCTAATTACAAACCGAAAGAAGTGCGCCTGCGTGAAGAAATCAAGTATCGTCGCAAGTTGATTTACGCTCTCGTCGCACTAACGACGGCAACCAGCATGTATTATTTGTATTACGCATGATTCACGCATGAATTAATAAAATATTGACAATGTGTAGTGATAGACACATCTTATAGAACAAACAATTGAAATGACAAAATTCACTCGTCGCAAACAGCATGCACATGCACATGCGCATCACCATGCTCAAAATGGTGGCATTCCCATATTTGCAGGGGCACAAGGGTGCGTGTTCAAACCATCGCTGAAATGCAACAATCAACCCCGCAATTACAATGACGGCAACATTAGCAAGTTGGGACTAAAGGAAGGCGCGGAAGCCGAAATGAGAGAATATGTCAAAATAAAACAGTATTTAAGGCAAATAAAAAATTACAAACAATATTTCAGCGTTCAGGCTGCACTGTGTGAACCAGATCCCCTGGAACCACATGATTTGGTCAATTTTGACGATGTTTGCACTAATTTGAAACAATTCAATATAACGGCAACCAATGTCAACTCCAATTTGAGCAAATTGCGCATGATCAACATGCCCGATTTGGGAATTGATTTGAAAAAATGGATGGACCAAACCTCATTCAATGCCGCCAATCTGCGTCAATTGAATGACCACATTTCAAAATTACTCATTTACGCAGTGGTTCCCATGAACCAACTCGGCGTCATTCACAACGACCTCAAATCCGAAAACGTCATGATTGACCGCAACAACAATTGTCGCATCATTGACTGGGGGTTGGCTGGCATAACCACACCCCAACAGGTCATTCCCGTGCATAATTTTATGAACAATCCCGTGACATTCAATCGTCCCTTTTCAACCATGGTCATTTCAACAGACGCGCTGAAACTGTACCCTTCGGTTGTTTTGAAATCCACAACAGCCGCATCCACGATCACCGTGGAACAAATCAAACATTTCACGCGCCCAATGTACAAGGAATACATTGACTCATATGACATTTCCAGCCACAAATACCTTCAATACATTTTCAAGTCCATATTTGGATCCGACGATGATGCAATGCTGATGGAAACGGTTGCCACTTACAACGCTGAAATATTGTATCATTTTACGGATCGCATCAATCGGAATTTTCGGTTGGATGAATATTTCAGCAAGGTGTATCGCTACAATACAGATGTGTGGGGACTGATGTCCGTGTTCTACAGCATATTCATGATGCCGCGCAAAAGTTTCATCATGTCCGATGCAGCACATGCCGACATGCTGCGCCGGTATCGCACTCTGTTCAGCACCGTGGTGTTTGCAAACGGGCATGAACGCATGAACGTGTCGCACATTGTGCAACAACTGCGACAAATCAGCGACGCGGTGTCCAAGGCATCCCGTTATAGGACCCAAAAAAAAAGAACGGTGCGGGTTCGGTTTAATTTAAACATGAACCCCAAATCCATTGCACGAGTTGAAACTCCGTTTTACGATCGCATCATTCCAAAAAAATAATGACATTGTAATACATACGCAACCCACCGGCAAACCACGTATCATGAAATTGGAATTGTTTGTGTTTGGAATCACCGCGTTTCTCGTGTTCAACACTTACTACGATGGCAAATACCTGAAGGTGTTTCATTCATGGCAAAAGGAAATTAAGATGTCCACCTTTGCATTTGTTGGATTATCTCTCTACATCTTCCTGAAAAGGAATCCGGGGCAGTCGCACACCATGCTGTCGCATGCAAATGACATCATCCGATACATGCCGATCAGCCGGTCGTCTGCCGACATGCTGTCGCCCTTTCTGGATTTCGCAAACAAGAAATCTCTGTTCCAAGACGGGGGTGAAGGTCAGAATTTAGCACAATCGGGTGGGGGTGGGGCAAAAGAGGCGCAAATGGAGGCGCGCATCATGGCATCCGGGCGCAACAATGCTACTAAGCGCAGCGTGAGTGAAACCAAAAAGAAGTTCGTGGCGGCGCAGCAGTCGTGGAAGTGCGGACACTGCGATCGCCAGTTGCCGGCGTGGTATGAAGTGGATCATGTCGTGCGCCTGGAACACGGTGGCTCCAACAATGTGGACAATTTGGTTGCGCTGTGCCGCGACTGCCACGGCAAAAAAACCGCCATGGAAACATTTTAGCATTTTATTTGCATCATTTGCATCATTTGCATCATTTGCATACATTTTAAATATATGCAATGTATAATAGTAACAGCATTTTTAAAACATTCTATAAAATTTAAATCCATGCAATCCGCTGCTCCTCCTACTGGGTCCGAAGACCCATGGTGGAAAAACCCCGGGTATTATTTGTGGCTGCTTGCAATCGGCGCAATTGTGTATGCTTACGTGTTTGCAACCAGTTCAATCGCTCAGACAACAAACAAGGGAGTGAACACCGGCACTGACCCCGTCACCGGTGCCCCCACCGTCAATGTCGGCAATCAAGTCTTTTTATTGTTGGGGTGCATTATGATTTACGTGGTCATTTCAAAAATGTGGACAAACGGACAATATGGACTGAATAAAACCTGGATTGGTCCACTTGTGAATGCAGTCATAACATTCGGTTTATTAATCGGTCTCGTGTTTGTGTCCGTCCGGGCCACGCAATCTGACGTGGTCGTGCGCAATAACACCACGAATAACACGGACACGACCGGTGACAGCCAAGGGTTTTTTGGGTCAAACATCACGTTGATCGGTTTAATACTAATTGCATGGGTTGTGAATGCGTGGCGCAATTCCTGGAACTGGTTGCAATCCAGTTCCAACACGTTTCTAAAATCCTCCCAGTTTGTTCTTGACTTCTGGTTTCCTCTCGTCATGATGTATTATTTCATACGGGTGGGACCCAATTACTGGTTTCAAATTGTGTCAGGTGTCTCATTGTCCGTTACGATTTTGATGATGTGTTACAATTGGTGGAAAATATCCACTCAGCAGGTTCCAATTACCCCGGCCTGGGAAACTTTCAAACAGATAGCCAAAGACGCCTGGAACTCTTTTCCAATTTCACCTTATTTGAAATACGTGGAAACCACGGACATCATGGAAGTTGCAAAACGGGTCATGATATTTGCATTGTTGGCTTACGTGGCGTATTTAATGATCAGCGTGTACAAGTTTAAGCACAGATTGATTCCGTGCATTGGGACCGATTTTGCGTCCTGTTTTGGAGTGACCGGGTCGGATTACAATGCCCGCAATGACACGCCGTATGTGAATGCATTGTTTTGGACATTGATGATAAGCGCGAGCGTCAATGCATTGAATTGGATCTTGCAGTTGGTTTCAGTTTACACTCGGGTTAATAATTTGGTGAATGATAAAAAGGATAAAGCGACGCCCAGCAATTTCACATCCTCCGAAAGAGCAATGCAACTCCTCAAACTGTTAGTTTTCCCGTTTTATTGGTTAATAAAGATGTTTGTCCAGTATCCAGTGGCAACCATTGTTGCGTTCATTGCATTTGCCGTGCTGGGTCTGATACTTTACCGTTCATCATTTGACCTAACCGCCTTCGTGGAAGGTCAGCGCGGAACGGTCATAACCATGTTCACCATGTTCATCGCATCCCTCCTCATTTTCGGGGTCTATTCCATGAATTCATCCACCACGGAACTGGTGGAAGGCACCATGTCATATGGCCAATTCATTGGAAAAATTGGAATGGTCATTGCAATTGCGGTGTGCGTGGTGGGGCTGCTGCTGTATTTCCTGAATTCGCACAGCAAATTGGTGACTCTCGCAGGCATTTTTGAATACGGCATAACTGCGCTGATCTACATCACGGGTATTGCGATCGTGATTGGTGCGGTTCGCACCATGTTTTCAACCTCCCGCAAAATGGGCGACTCCATGTTCCAGGTCAGCCTAGACGGGTCCAACTGGGTCGTCAACATTCTGAAGTTGATAGGCAACCTGCTGTTTTACTTGCCGTGTTTGATGCTGGATTTCGCGGACACGATGAAGGACCAGTACGGGTTGCCCATGCGCCCGTGGCTCATTCTGATGGCAATGGAAGCCGCATTCATTTTAGCGGGGCACCTGCTGCCGGCCGCGGTGGCAAAGGCGATCAATCACACTGGCGTGCAAATTTTGTCGGCTCCCATTTCCATGACCACGGCAACTCCCATAACAACGCATAACATTCAATTTGTGAATGCATACGGAGTTGACGTGATTCCCATTCCCACTGCAGATCCGGATAGCAAGGTCACTGCAACCACCGTGTTATTGCGGAATTACAATTACGGCGTGTCTGCCTGGTTCTACATTCATCCCCAGCCGCCAAACACGAATGCAAATTACGATTCATCCACCGATTACACCAACATGCTGCAGTTTGGATCATTTGGCCCATCAATTCAATACAACCCCAAAGCCAATGCATTGCAATTTAGTATTTATGGAAAAACGATTGAACTGCCCGCGAATGATCCATTGACTGTGTCTGACGTTCCATTGCAAACGTGGAACAATGTGGTCATCAACTCGGACAAGGGTGCGGTTGACATATTTATCAACAACAAATTGATTTACACTGGAAATCATGTGCCGAACAATAATGCGAATGCTAATGCGGTGCACAACGTCGCCATTGGACACACAGACGGAATCCACGGGGAGATCTGCAACGTCGTGCTGAACACTTCGCCATTCACCAAGGCCGAAATTGAATGGTTGTATAAAACGAACAAGGTGCTGAATCCGCCCGTAGTGGGTGTGAACATGGACCCGCTCAATCAGGGCGATTCCGCGAGTTACCTGGCATCCGAAGCAGTTGACATAAAAACTCCGTTGCCCACGCCGATGCCTGCTTATAGCAAATATGGAATGAACGCATTCGGTGTTTTGGGTGCGATTTTTGGAGCAATCTTTGGTTGGCTGTTCAATGATGCTAACACCACGTCTTCAACCATCGGATTCTTCATGGGCGCAATTGTGTTCGGGTTGATTGGGGCATTATTAGGTGCAGTATTTAGCACCGATGGAACGGTGGCCTACGTTTTGAAAACGGTGGCCAATGTGTTTGTTGACACGTTTTAAATGTGCATTTTTGGCGATTCCGGAAATATTTAACAATACAACTAATATGATGCACAATTTCATGCAATGCACAATCTGGGTAAACAAATAAAATATTATGTTTATAATAATATAGCAATAATATAGACATAACCTATCAAAGATGAATCTTTTAACCATTTTCGTGTTTGTTCTCATCATTGTGCTGATCTACGTGGTTTACAAATTGATGACAAAGACAACCACCACCGTGTCTGGATTCTCGGATGCGTCCAAGTCATTGAAAGTTGCCAGCACGGATGACATTAACCCCACCAACAATTACGGATATTCTGTGTGGATTTACATTGACTCCTGGGTAAACAATGGAACCACCCCTCCCCCTTATAACAAAAATGTACTGACACGATGCGATTCCAATAATAAACCGCTGTTCCTATTGTATTTAGACAATGACCAAAATAATTTGAATCTGGTCATAAATGACAATAAACCATGCACCATTCGCAATGTGCAGCTTCAAAAATGGATAAATATAACCATGAGCGTGTATGGCAATACGGTGGATATGTATTTAGATGGCAAATTGGTGCGAACATGCATAATGACCACGATGCCAACCTCATTGAAGTCCGGTGAAAACGTGTACATCGGAGGCTCATACGATCCGACAAAGTTGTTTTCAGATGGCGACTTGCAGGGCTACATTTCCAACGTGATTTACAAGGCCAATTACTTCACGCCAGAAGAAGCATGGAGCATTTACAGCGACGGATACAGCGGTGCCGGCATGTTTGATTTTCTCCATTCATACAAATTGAATTTCAGCGTGACAAATAACAATCAAGTCATGAGTCAGTTTTCAATTTGATCTGTCAATTATGGAATCATTAGCACAAATATTAAAATTAAATTATTATCATAAGTTAATAAGGCATATAATAATATTTATATTTAGCATAAATGAATTTTGGTAACGACGGCTTTGGTGGCGCTGGTGCTGGTGCTGGTGCTGGTGCTGGTGCTGGTTTTGATGGTACTGGTGCTGGCGCTGGCGCTGGCGCTCCAAATGCTATACCCACGCCATCTTTGAGTGAATTCAACGCGCAAGGCATTGTTGGCGGATCTAAATCCTTTTTGGATTCCAACAGCTACGTTGCAAAGGCCGCATTTTTAATTCTGGTAGTCATTGTTTTTGTCTACGTTTTGCGACTTTGCATCACGGTCATTGGGTATCTATTTTCGCCGAGTTCCAGTCCTTACCTGGTCAACGGTGTGATAGATGCAAAGGTTGGAAACCTGATTATCCCGCAGGACCCCAACGAATCAACCGCAGTGCCCATCATTCGCTCGGTGAATGACGATGTCGGCATCGGATTCACGTGGTCGGCATGGATATACATCAAGCAAAATGATTCGTCCGGCGAACCCTACGGCATATTCCATCACGTGTTCAACAAGGGGAGTGCCACTGCAGACGACTCAACAACTGGATTAATGACACCGAACAACGGGCCCGGTCTTTATTTGAAGGATGACTACTCTGCTCTTCGCGTGGTTATGAGTACATTTAATGCTTCAAACACGTTCACCGATGTGGATAACATCCCGGTCAACAAATGGGTCAACGTGATCATTCGGGTTGAAAACACGGTGCTGGACGTGTTCATCAACGGGGATTTGGCGCAACGTCTGCCACTGGATTCGGTTCCCTTTCAGAATTACGGCGATGTAAATGTTGCAATCAACGGCGGATTCAACGGCAACCTGTCGTCGCTGCGCTATTACAACACCGCTCTCGGCACGCGCGCCATTCAAAACATTGTGAGCAGCGGACCCAATCTGACGGTGTTGGGTGCATCGGGTGGGGCGCCTGGAACCATGGATTACCTGTCAATGCGCTGGTTCTTTTCGCAGTGGAACGGCACTTGAAATTCCTTAATTAAATATGGGTCAATTATAACAATTTCAATTATAACAATAATATAACACCATGCTTTCGGACAATGATTATGATTATATCATCGTGGGTGGGGGTCCCACGGGATTAGCCTTGGCCCAAATTCTATCATCACTTACCAATCGCATTTTACTGGTTGAAAAACGGGACTATTTAGGAGGCTGCCACGGCGTGACCCGGGTGCATGACGGCATGATGACCGAGCACGGCCCCCGCATCTACATTGACAACTTCCTCATGTTTACGCAACTGCTGAATGACATGGGCGTCCAATTTGATGACCTCTTTGTGAAATACAACTTCAGCACGGCAACCATGATGCTGGAAGCGATCCGGGTGCTCACTCTGAGAGAAATTGCGACCCTGAGTTGGAGTTTTATGACTTTAAATGATTCATACAAGGAAATAACATTAATGGAATATCTCTCTTCTCATGATTTCTCCAATGCATCCATTGACATTCTGGATCGTATCGGTCGGCTCACGGATGGCGGCAGCGCGGACACTTACACACTGTTCAGTTTTCTGCAGATTTTGAACCAGAATTTTTTATACGGAATTTATCAACCTCGGGTGCCGAATGACGTGGGACTGTTTCGCATTTGGGAAGATGCGCTCCTAAAACGCAGCGTGGTCATCATGAAAAATGCCACGATTGACCGCTTCATTGTGTCCAATGCGAATGAAGATTCGGATTCGGAATCAAAAGTTACAGGAATTGAATTGAGAGATTCGCGCTCTGAACATAAACCTGTCGCGTGCGGGTGCAAGCGCATCATTCTGGCGTGTCCGCCGCAAGAGGTGCAACGCATTTTGAGCGCGCATGCGGAGTTGGGCGCGGCATTTGGGCCCGACTTTGACCGCTTTCAGCAAGAAACGAAGTATTTGCCCTACATTTCGGTCATTTTTCATTGGAGGTCCGTGCTGCATGTTCCGAAAATATGGGGCTATCCACGCACGTCGTGGGGCGTTGGCAACATCGTGCTTTCCGACTACATGGATTTCAACGATCCGCGGTCCAAGACGGTCATTTCAACCGTTATAACCATGCCAGATCATCCGTCGGACGAGCTTGCTTTGAGTGCGAACGACATTGGCGACAAACGCGGCGTGATGAATGAAGTATTTAGACAGTTGCGACAAATTTACCCGGATTTGCCGGATCCGGATTACCAGTTTTTGACGCAGAGCGCATATGATGCGAGCCGCAGGGAGTGGATGCCGTTCAATCATGCCTTCATGACGACGACGCACGGCTACATGCCGAACCGGTCTGTCCTGTATGACAACCTGTACAATTGCGGCGTGCAAAATGGCAACAGCAGCTACAGCTTCACGTCCATGGAGTCCAGCGTGGCCAATGCGATTTATTTGGCAACGGAGTTGCAGCCCGAATTGCGAGGGCTGCATGTGACCAAGGTAAGAGAAGCCATCACAGTGCGAACCAGTGTTGCTGCCGCAATTACTGCGGTTGCAGTGTTTGCTGTCATACTAAAAACAGTTAGAAACTCAAATATGCAACGGCATCATCATTTTTAATATCATGTTATCATATTATGATATTGATTTTAAACAAACAAACGTTACCTTATGCACCTACTGGTTTAACAACCCAATCCGGTTTAAATCTCGTGTCTTTGTCATGGACCCCTCCGTCATCAGACGGCGGCACTCCCATCACATCATACACGGTGCAATGCAGAGTCAGTGGAACGGCAACATGGTTTACTGCAACCACCATACCCACGCCCATTCCACTTACACCTGTGCCACTGCATTGCATTGTGACTGCATGTAATGCAATTGTATTATTGGATGGAACATTGTATGATTTCAGAGTTGCCGCCGTAAATGCAGTCGGTGTCGGCGCATATGCAAGTGTAACCGAATCAACGGATGCAGTGCCTGATGCGCCAATGTCATTGACGGGTACTCCTGGTAATGCACAAGTGACGCTATCATGGATTGCGCCAACAAACTATGAGGGCACACCAATAACGAATTATTTAGTGGAATTCAAATTGGACGCATCAGTTGGATGGAGTATATTTTCACATGCGCCTTCTGCGGCAACAACAATAGTTGTTGCGGGGCTAACCAATGGATCCTTGTATGATTTTCGCGTTTCTGCAATAAATGCAGTCGGCACGGGACCGCCTTCCAACATATTTAAAACAATCCCGACCGGAATAAGCGCAATACAGTTCAACAAGTGTGGCATAAAAGGGTTCGTGCCCAACCCACTGTGCGTGACATGGTCTCGTGCCGGCGGAAACAATTGCCCCAATTGCGACAGCAACTATGGATATGCTGCGTGCGGAAATGGCGTGAAGCCGTATAGCACTTATGCATTGGACCAACGGCGCAAAGCGGAGATTTTGAAATACAAAAACAACAGCGCGCAACTATCTTCAGCACAACAATACTCAATGGCAGCACGCAATGCATTCACGCGCAAGAAATCGTGGGCTACGCAAACTCAAACGTACACGAACCCGAATGTGAACAATCTGCCCGAAATTCAAAACGAAGGCGTCACCGTGGCACTACAGTGCAATCAGCCCAATGTTCTTTGTTCTTTGACGAGCGACAGCGATGTACCTGGTCCTGTGATTCCGCTGTGCATTGATGAGAGTGTTCCATTGTATAATTATAACTTGCAGGTGTCATTTTCATCTGGAGGAAAAGAAGGCAAAGAGTGTTTATTCAATTTAATTAAACCCACCCCCACATCCACACCTGTGCCCACGTCTACGCCCACTCCCACACCTACGCCCACACCTACGCCGACACCTACGCCGACACCCACACCGACACCCACGCCGACACCCACGCCCATTCCATCCGATTGGAAAAATGACACTTCTTCATTTAGCACTAGTAAATCAATTGCATATTTGAAAAGTCCGCAGTATGCATCCACATCCACGCCAGAGAGAGAATGGGTTGCTTATTATGAACAAGTGAGCATTTCAACCGTTTCCACCCTGTGCTGTGTGATTGAAGTTGTAACACAATCAACAGCAACTACCACAAAATGGATTGTGTGGTGGGATAACGTTGGATCCACAACACATTTTGCGGGCATTCCAAAAGTGAGGGGATTTGTTTATGCAGACAATGAACAAGCTGGTGCTGGCACTGGCAACCCGGTTGTTTATGCATACGGTTCATTTAACCGATTGGCAAATTATGATGCAAGTGAACCACAAACTCTAGGATGCATGGCACAATGGAACAATGCAACGTTAACTCCTCTTCAACCCATTGACGGCTCCGTGGTGGGAGTAGCATTAAATAATGCTGCAACAGATCCAAGTTTAGCAATTGTAAATGATATGAAAATTTATTCATCCACCACATATGACTTCTTGTTGGGCGGTTGGTTCAATACATATGTTGATTCCAGCGACAATTACTTGTCCATTGTTCTTGCCAATATCACCATATTTGGATCACCCACTATCACAGACGGAATTAATCAATCAGTTTGGTTTACGGATGCGCAGAGCGAAGAGTTGGGAACGGACCGAGAAGTTTATGCAGTTATCGCGCCATCTGCACCTGCACAACCATTTTGGGTGGTCGGTGCTTTTTCAAATGCAGGCGTATCGAACACTGTTTCAGCGGTTGGTTATGCAATGTTTGTGTACACATCCAGTGGTCAACCAGCAACGCGCTCCACTTTAAACCCTCAGTTGCCATTGGGTTCGGTTGTGAATGGAATAAGCGTGAGTGGAACAACACCGACGAACCAACTTATATATGGTGGAACCTCATCAACCTCTGGTGCATTTGCATATTCGGTGGTTGCAACAAATGGAACAACTACGTCATTGAGTTTGTCAAATCTGCCGACTACTTATGTTGGTGGATTTAATGGGTTGGCTTATGGATTGATTGCTCCGGGAGGGGTAACCAATAATTATGACATTTTAGGAGTTTTTGACCCATCCAACCTAAGTTCTCCTACGAAATTCTGGTGCAGCAATAATTTAAGTACATGGACTTCATTTTCTGATAACCCGGCCAACAATGGAGACACGCCGACAACAAGGGCAACCGGACAAGGTTTGTTTTTTACGAATAATTCGGGAACGCTATACATGAATGCGGCTAATAATTCAACTGGAAACACTTATTTCAAATATTATGCTTCATAATCCATTCACATCAACCCATATAATGAAATATTACAAGTATCCTCAAATCTCATGAAAAATATATTATTTAGAATGTATATAAACACATTCTAACCAATTAAGACAGTTAATACAATGAACATCTCTCGCCTTCTCCCCTTCCTTCCCTTGCTGCTCTTGCTTCCTGCGCCATCGGGTGCCGCGCCTCTCATTCCATCCACGAATCAAACCGGTTTGACTCTGAGTCCGAGCGATTTGTGCCCGCTCGTGCAAATTGTGGAGCACGAGCTCTGCAACAATAACGCACATAATAATTTCTCAGATTTGTGCGTGCTGTTGCAGAAATACAACACGTCATTCTGTTCCCAAAAGGCGCAAGTAATAGAACCTTTGAGCAATGCCGTCCTGTCCGTTCGCACATTGGAGCATGAGTTCCTCAACAAGGTCAAAGACATTCACGAATTATGCCCCATCCTCAATTTAATTGACCAGGAGCTGTGCACATCGCGGTCACATGTCATAGATTTCCAGTTTTATCCCAAGGAGCTGTGTCCCCTGCTCAACATCACGTATGAGGAATTGTGCGCATAGTTATTATAATTATTGCCTCAACCGCGGGTTGATGCAGATGGCGTGCGTGGGAAAGATGTCACCCGACATGCAGGTGTCATCTTCGCCCACTTTGATGCAACTGCGGAATCCGCGGTCTTCACCAATGTAGCAGTAGCCCGATTTTCCGGTGCGCTGTGTGCGACTGGTGGCATCATCCGGTCGCGGCGGCTGTTTTTTCGCGTGAGACAGCGCCCGCTGCAATCCAGCATTGGAGCTTTGGGCCTGGGCCTGGACCTGGGCCTGGTCTTGGTCTTGCTCTTGCTCTTGGTCTTTTTGGCCAATGGTTTGTTGCAGCACGTCAATGCCGCTGGTTGCGGCACCCGCGGCAATGTCCACTGCAGACTTGGTTCCTTGTGCGGTCACATCCACCGTGGTCTGAGCGGTGTCAATCGCGGCGTAGCCCAAAAACTGAGCCACTGCGCGAAACGGGGCTCCAAATGTTTCGCTGAACCATGCGGTTATATCATCTAAATAAGTGAACACGTTGAATCCAATGAGCGCCAGCAACAATAAAATCAGTGCACCGCGCACCAACAACGATGTGGTGGAAGAGGGTTCTGATGCGGTAGCAACAACATCCACGTCATCAAACATGTTGGACGGGGCAGATGCGGGAGCGAGTGCGGGGGCGGGATAAGACATATTCATTTTAATATGTGAATAAATTCAAAACCTAATTGCTAATATATTTAAAGGAAGATAATAAATATATTATAATATCACATAACATATTCACACATCAAATAATACAATAAATAAATAAACCAATTCAATGTATGCATATGGGATGATATTTCAAAACCAAAACCAAAATCAAAACCAAAATCAAAACCAAAATCAAAACCAAAATCAAAACCAAAATCAGGTTCAATGCACGAAACAGATGCTCCATACAAATCAGCAAACAAAATCCTCAGGATCTGTGATGCTAGACCGTGCGAATGATGGTGTTCATTGAATTCAACTTGTCCATTTTTTCAATGGTTTTATCTAAATCCGATTTTGCACCTCCAGCCGATCCGGTCAGGTAATCCACCTTGGGCGATATTTCATTTTTTTTGACTTGCTTGTAGACCGTATCTATTTTTTTCACCACCGTTTCAATGGTGTCCTTATTGGTCACCATTTCCTGCGTCATCACGACCGGTTCTGTAAGCAAACAGATGGCAAAATAAATTAAATACCGCCGCTTCTTTTTCACACCATCGGTGTATCGCAAACAATACAGCTTGAGCAAACTTTGCATGATTTTGAGGATGAGTGGGTCCAATATTTGTGATTGCTGTGATTGCTGTGATTGCTGTGATTGCTGTAGCGATTTGGTTTGGCCCAGAATGAGTTCCCACACGATCCAAATGGGGTCCATTTGAAATTTGGATTCCACCGGCATGGTGCTGCGGCGTTCGCCCATGCACTTCTGTTTTTTCATTTTGCAGATGTGTTCAAATTCCATGATCCATTCCAGCCAGTAGGATGCCAGCAAACTGTTTTTAGAATCTTTAGAGATGTGGAACGCGAATTCGTTGATGGCAATGAAGAGTTCTTTGGGATCGCCGGATAAAAACACGGCAGAGGCATATGACACGTTGGGCGCTTTCAGCTTGTCCGTCATGGCGGTGCTGTCAAAATCCGTTTTTTTAACTTTAATGCCCTCCAGGCTGTATTTTTTTTTGGAATAGCAGATCACGCACATGATTTCGGCAAACAGGGACCGAATGCGCGGATTGTTGCGCATGCGCAGCTCGTTTCCGATGTAGCCGTTGGACACGATGCCTTTAAACACTTCATACCGCATTTCCAAATACAGACACAGCTTCGGATTTGCTAAATGTATGTGTTTGCTGACAAACGTGATGATGATGTCCCACAGCTCTTGGTAGTGTCCGGCACACACCAGTTCGGCGGTCCAATAGCAGGCGGGCTCTATTTTCCCATTTTTTAGGCAGTTCAGCAGTTCTTTGCGCACGTCCGGCTTTTTGTATTTTGAGAAAGTGATGCCCTTGAATTCGGTTTCGCCGCGAATGTCGTTGATTTCATTGTCATTCATTTAATCCAATTTATTAAAAAAAATAAATAACAATATAACATATATTGATATTAACACATTAACATTAACATATTAACACATTAATGCAAACAATGTTTAACAACACGAGCGCCATGTTCAACACATTTTGCAATTCCATTGAACGGAATGTGTGGTTTCGCGTGCTGCTCATTGCAATCACCGCACTGTTGCTGATATCCGCGTACAATAAAATCCAGCGATGCAAAATGCCTAGGCCATTTTCGGGCTCATTCATAGAATCCTTCATACAGAACAGCAACAGCAGCAGCAGCGCCAACGTCATTGTGAAACAGGATGCGAACACAAATGACGCCTTCTATGCTGCAGTGTACGACCAACTTTTCAACCAAAAAGTGAACAATGCGTATGAAGTGGGCGCCATCATCAATAAATACCCGGACATATCAAACGAGACGATTGCGCTGGACGTGGGTGCGAGAACAGGCGCATACATGAACGCCTTCATTCAGCACGGCATAACCAACATAATCGGCATTGAATCATCCGCGGACATGATTGCACAAGCGAAAAAGGCTTATCCCAGCTTGAATCTCAACATAGTGCAGGGTGATCCCACGGTTGTGTCGGCATTCAAGCCCGAGAGTTTCACGCTGGTGTCCATGCTGAATTTTGAGGTTTACTACATTCCACACACGGAGAGGCTGTTCTCTAATATATATGACTGGCTCAAGCCGGGCGGATACTTCGTGCTGCATTTGGTGGACCCGCGCAAATTCAACCCGTCCAGTATGCTCGGCGGAGAAAACCCAACCACAAACACTCCCACTCCGACAAAAAATGGTGCGCAGAGCGTCGTTAAATTCAATGATTTTGAATACAAGTCGGACGTGCAGGTGTTTCCGAATGACATGGTTCAATACATGGAAGTGTTCAAGGACGACAAAACGGGAAAGGTCCGCAAACATGTGCGCAATTTTAAAATGCCATCGCCAGAAACGTTCATTGAACGTGCCGCGGGCGTCGGATTCAACATGCTTGGACAAATTGACCTTGTCAAAGCACAAAAGGAGTACCAATACTTCTACCTGTTCTACAAACCGGCGAACTAATAATGCATTATGCGTTCATTCGTTCCTTTATGCATTCTATGCTCCGCTGAATGCGGTGCACGGAATTTTACTGTGACCAGCCAAACACACGACCGGTGGGCTGGGATAAGAACCGCGGAACATGTTTCCACCCCGGCGAACCCGACGGGCGGTTCGCTTGCATCGTCGTTTGCTTTTGCCCCCAGTGCGACGCTTATGTCTATAATTTTTGGTTTTCATTTTTATATTATAAAATATATAAATAAATTAATACATTTCATTGGGACAATGGTTGTGACATATGGCATAAGACATGTTCATTTGGAGGGCGCAAATGGAATCGCTTGCAACGGGTCAATGCCTGCAGGTGCATTGGTGAGGCAACCATTCTCAACTCTTTGAAAATTAAATCCGTGCACGACCAGAATGGTTCCGTTGTTGATCCACGGGCATTTGGCAGTAGAGGCCTTGCAAAACTTGTTTTCCACAACATAATTCATTTCGGTGTTGGCGACGCTTTGAATCAGCGGCGTGGAATCAGCAGGTCCGGCTAAACAGCACATGGGATTGTTGGATCCGCAACACGGCGCATTGTTGCCGGGGGTGTTCTGAAACACACCTGATTTCCATTCACTCGTAGTGGCCAGCCATGCAATGATGGGACCCGGTTTTCCATGGTTGTTCGTGTGAATGTGTATCGCCGACACGCCGGTTAAATCCCCGAATTTGGCATGAATGTGTATGGAATCTGCCGACGAATCCATGGTGTAGCTCACCGTGACATGCTTAGCCCGGGCAATATATACACTCGGTCTTCCGCCAGTTAAACGCCGCCGACGGTGTCCACCACATCTGCCGCATGTGCAAGTGCAGGCAGGATTATTGCACCCGTCGCCGCCACAACCACATTTGCAGTTGCCACGCAGCCGACGGTGTGTTCGCTTGCCTTTTTTATTATGGCGCTTATGTCTATGATTTTTGGTTTTCATTTTTATATTATAAATATATAAATAAATTAACACATTTAATTGGAATAACATGTGTTCATTTGGAGTTGACCGTAAATGGAATCGCCTGCAACACATCAATGCCCACAGGTCCGTCAGTAAGGCATCCATTCGCAACCCGTTGAAAATTTGGTCCGTGTATGACCAAAATGGTTCCATTGTTGATCCACGGGCATTTATTGGCAGCAGAAGACTTGCAGAAATCGTTTTTCACCACATAATCCAATTCGGTGTTGGCGACGCTTTGAATTAGCGGCGTGGAATCAGCGGGGCCCGCCAAAGAGCACATGGGATTATTGGATCCACAACACGGCGCATTTTTACCGGGTGTGTTCTGCAGCACGCCAGATTTCCACTCACTCGTAGTGGCCAGCCATGCAATGATGGGACCCGGTTTTCCATTGTCGTTCGTGTGAATGTGTATCGCCGACACGCCGGTCAAATTCCCAAATTTGGCATGAATGCGGATGGCATCCGCTGACGAATCCGCCGCGTAACTGACTGCAGCATACTTGGATTTTGCTACATACTGCGGTGACTTAGCAGATACATACGTTGTGAAATGTTCAAGTGTTGCATTTTTATTAAATGCGTACACAATCGCACCAATGACTGCCACTGCAATGAGCATGCATGCAATCATTTGGGTTTGCCGAGACACAAGACCGATGTCACGATGTTTCATTGAATGGATTTAAGAGATGTTTTATAAATTATTAGTATATTAAATATATTAATAATTGATATGTTGTATTCATTCTATTAGACCCCCCGATTAACGCACGTATTTGCCAGCGCGGGCAAACGAATCCACGATGAAAATGATAAACACGCCTAAAAAGCAATAGAGCACTAGTTCCTCAGTCACGTGACCCGTTTTTTCATCATGCTGGTCCTCCAGAAGAGAGATAATGTGATCTAATTTTTGTAACAGGACGTCCCTGTTTTCAGGGGCCGCGGTTGATGGCTGAAACACCGAAGGCATGTATTGACTTGCTAAATCCTTGGCCTCTTGCAGAGAAAATGCCTCCTTGGCGGGAGCGGGATTCCATTTTGCGTTCAAATCGGTGCTGTTTGCACCCGCAAAACGGTTCCGATTTGGCACCGATTCAGTTTGAAACTGTTGATGAATTGTGTTATTGGATGGGGCAGGGGGCGCATAATTGTTGTCGGCATCATTGTCATCTGAGTCATCCCCATTTTCGTAACTGTGAATATTTTGAATGAGTTCCTGCACGTATTTGTGCTGTTGTTGTGGCGGTTGTTGTGATTGTCCAGCGGATCCTTGTCCTCCTGGCTGTTGTCCAGTGGGTCCTTGCCCAGGCCTGGAACGTAATGTTCGCTGATTCGTCCTTAATATTCGTTTTTGTTGAGTCGGTTTACCCGATTGGGTTGGCGTTGGTGTTGGAACCTTTTGTTTAATGGGTGTTTCATCCTCATCGCCATAATTTGAATATTGCAAATATCCAGACATCTCCTAATAAAAAGGTAGATAATATTTTGTTTTCGTTTATCTTATTGTTTCGGGTTCGTTTGTCTTAATCCAATTCATAAAATAAATTCTATAAAATGTAAAAAACAGTTACGAAAATAAATAATAGCAATTGTATATATCTCCTAAATTGCAAAACAATCAACACAATGATAGACGATGTTTTAGGCAAATCGCTTATGGTAGCTTTCATCATTGCAATGACGATCTACAATCGGATTGCGGGCATTGTTGCTTTAATCCTTGTCATTGCATTGTTGAACCGAACCCCAGTCAAAGAAGGCCTGACATTTGCCACTCCAACTCCAGCCCCCATTTCTTTCAACAGCCCTGACGAATTTAGGCAAAAGTATTGCCTAAAAGGAGTTGCAGACCCGGCTACTCCTACTACCCCCCTGGAATACAGCTACATGCTAAGTCCCGCAATGTTTACCGACATATCTGGTAATATACAAACAAGAACTGAATTTGTAAAGTTTGTGAATTTTGCAACATTTAATGCGGGTAATGGATGCAAGTTAGATCCGACCACCAAAAATTATGGTACAATTCATAATATGTGCGATCCGACCTGCAATTGGGCCACGAATTCTAATACGGCGCTAACCACGGCACCAACTGCAATGCCCACCACCGATCCCGCCATTCCCTCATTGCCACCCAATGATGATACAAATACAACCGAAGGCTTTAACCCCATGTCTGCGCTGCGCCCTCACCTTCGCACTGGCCGACACATCATAACGGATGGTGCAGACAATGTCAAATCAATTGCGAACCGACTGAAACGACAGTTGTTTTAGAGCATGGTCATGTTTAGTCATTTTTATTTTGCAACAGTGTATTAATATAATTAATATTAATATATAAGCCCAATATATCCACACATCACATTCATGTTTGAATTCATTGCAGGGTGGTTCAATTATGCGGTGTATCGCCTGAACAACAGTCTGTTTTTTGCGGGCATCATCATGCTCATGCTCAACATTGGGGCGAGATACATTGAACTCAAATTGGACCCGTCCACCGAGAATTTTTTGAAAACGGCACTGACCAAAGAAGTGCTGGTGTTTTCCGTGGCATGGATGGGCACCCGTGATTTGGTGCTGGCACTCATTCTGACCGCCGTGTTTGTGGTTTTAGCAGACTACGGCCTGAATGCAAACAGCCGATACTGCATTATGCCCCAAAAATATCGCGCAATGGCGGAGTCGGTTGCCGTGAGCGCCGGCGGAGCCATGGGAACTGGCACTTCAACGGTCACGCCCACGGGAGCTGCCATTGGCGGGGCATCCAAAGCCGGGCACGGACCTGGCAATATCGTCACCGATAAGGAAATCAGCGATGCCATGGACGTACTTGAACGCGCCAAAAGACAGCGCGAAACAATGAAACACAACAAATATCTAACCGCATTCAGATCTGCCAAATATTAAATCAGAAAACCTACGGTTTCCAAAGGCACGTCCGTGTGCCTTTGCACCCCCAGAATCAATTGCAATATTAAAATATAAATATAAATATACTTTAATAGTTGATTTATTGAAACACTAAACACCATGAATTTAAATTTGTTTGGATCAGATGACGATGATCAATCTTCCAGATTCGTTGTGAATTTAAAAAAAGAAACATACGATCCGCTGCTCATCACATTCAATGCCATCACGGCCGGAACTACAAAACCCCCGGAACTTGACAAAGACAAAAACAAGGGAGCCAATGACCAGACCATCAATCTGTTGACTCAAACCATGCTAAAAGCTTCAGCTTCGGCTTCGGCACCGGTGGATTTAGATGCAGAGGAAAAAAAAACACAGAACACTTCGTGTGATTACGTGGCGTTTGTTCCAACATCATTTGATGTGTCCATTGACACGGTGAATGCATTCTACGTATCCAAAAACGAATTTAAACAAACATTAGGAAAGTTGAATGCGAAAGATGCGGTTTCAAGCATCTTCATGCAATGGACCATGTTTGAACAATTCGTGAAATTTGTTAAAAAAAATGCACACAAGCGTGAACTCGCGCTAATAGAACAATCATACAAGAAAACAATTGATAAGTTCAAGCCCCTTGGTGACGGCATGAATAATGTGTTGAATTTGACCGTGTTGGAAACCGATTTGGATGCAAACAAGCCGACTGCAGACCTAAATCAACGATTTGTGATTTTATACACCACTCCAACCAACCCACCATTACCATTTCTTCCTCTTGCATCCGAATTTACAGCCAGCGGTCCGTTTAATGGCGCAATCATTCAAAAAGCATTGACCTATTTTTGTAACTATTTCCAGTATTTGTGCATGAAACGGATAGGTGGCACAAGTTATTCAGTCGGACGCATTCCAAATTATTTACCTGCATTGAATTCAAATGTTGGAACTAATGTAAAAGCAACGAACGTTAATTTTTTGAATAATGCTTACGCAAAACCATCATACAACATAGAACTTATATCAAATTTTTTAATGGGAATTATTAATACAAAGGGGTTGCCGAATCGGGCCACGCTGGCGTATCAGGACAAATTTAAAGTTATACGAGACAACACGCATTTATACACGTTCAAATCCACGACAGAATACAGCATGAATTACGAGACATTGTTGAACCGGCTTTATTACAAATACCCGTGTCATTTGACTCCGATTGCAACCGTCACAAAGGATGCAATGACGGCAATTGCGACGGCTTCAGCAGCAGTAGCAGCAGCAGCAGTAGCAGCAGCAGCAGCAGCAGGAGGACCAGCAGCAGTCATTCCCACATTTAATACTTTTTTGGGAGACGCCATTGCTGCATGCGATAAAACCAAATCGCATTCCATCATTTGCGCGGTGGCAATTGCTGCAAGAGAATATATTTATTACATTGAAACTGCGGTTGGTGGCAATTCAGCCAACATATCAACCAATTTATTTAACACGATTAATTTTGGTACTAGACCAGGAGACATTAAATCTGCGATTGTGAATGCTGCCACTGCTGTTTTACCATTAAATCCGTTAATTGGTGCAGCATGTGCTGCAGGAGATGCGGTGTACGCTGCCGCCAAACGGGCAATTACGACCGTGGTAATGGCGGATGCAAATGCAACGTCTAAAGATGGAATGAATGCAATCCAGGCGGCAATGAATTCGGAAATAGACAACCTTAATAACTTTGCGGCATTCATGTATGATAACAACACGCTGCTGAGTTTGATGAAATACAGCGACCAAGCGCAGATGATTGATGTGGCATTTGATTCAACTAATCCCAATATTCTACCTCAAAATTTGTTAGAGAATGCGAACTATTTGAATACACTTTACGCGAACCAACCGCAAGATGATCAAGACAACCCACAAAATCTACAACAGAAAACACAAACACAATTGCAAAAACAACAATTTGATGTAATTGACGATGATGTGCTTTATACTATTTGCGGACCCGTGTATTTTGATTACACCTGGATATTCAAGCAGAATCCAGAATTAATCAAACACATTTTGGGCGAGGACAAAAGAACAAGCGAAACCAGTGAATGGACTTATAGAACAGACCTATTGACCGAAAACAATCATTATGTCAACTATGGTCAAAAAGATCCGAATCTTCCCAAAATGAGGTTTGACACAAAAAATTCACTTCCATCTGATGCAACAAATGAATACAGTCAAAGATTGGGGGTATATGATTCAAAAAAAACATACAAGGAAATATATGTGTCTCCATCTGAAGCAAAATCCGAACTTGACAATGTGGGAGCAATTGTTGCAGCAGCAGCTGCATTCACAGATGTTCAATATGTCAAAGGCATAGATGGATTTGCACTGTGGAATACATACAATCAAGCTGCGGCTCGTACGATTCCTTCTGGTGCCACTACGCCTCAGGCTCGTGCAATTTACGATTGGACCACTCCCGGTTATTACCGTTACGAAATAACCAACACGGTTGCAAATGAAGCCTATGTTGTACATCAAGCACAAGTAAGACAAGGCAGAGTAAATCCACAAATACCAGCAGGCGCAACCCCCCCGCAACTGCTCAACCGTTTCACGCAATTGATGCGTCCCCCGACACAAGAAAATGGTGTCCAGGATTACACTGAACCTAATTTACCCACAGCATATCCGCCACCATTGATGTTTGTCACTCCTCCAATGCGCGATCCAACCAACACGTTCATGATTCACGCCTGGATTCCCGACCTGAGTTCTGAAAACAGTCCGTCATTTTCAAAATTCATGTCTGACACAAAGGTTTTGAAACGTGATGTGTACATGGATTACATGTACAAAATGATACAATTGATTTTCAACACTGCGACGATGAATTCAAAGAACGTTGCGAAGACCAATGCATCTGGTAGTGGCAGTGCCAATAGAAATTGCATTAAAATCATGGCAATTGGTTACAAAAGTGTGGATCAAAATCTTAAAGCGATAAACACCGATGACAAAACATTCATTGGTGACGCATTTTTTTATGCAGTGAGAGACTACAGCATGTTGAACGAATCTGCTGCAAATAATGTCTACGTGACGGTGTATTACGATACCGAGAACCAGTCAGGAATTAAACTGCGTTATGATGAATACGTGAGCCAACGCGAGTCGCGGTTGCAACGCATCAGTGGATCTGCATCAGTTGACACAACTTTGAAATTAAAAATTCAAACCGTGGATGATTTTTTTACACTTAAATATCCAGACACATTGCAAAATACAGACTTATTGCATTTTGTGGATTATTGCAGCACTCCGCGTGCATTCATTGGGAATTGCGGCGAATGGCCAAATAATATTGAAGATGTGATGGATCAAGCAATTACTAATGTGGCTCCCACCACCACTCAGCCATTGCTGAAATGCATGAATGCTGCACTTGACCCAATTGCACGGTTATATGTTGAGCGTAATATAAACGAAAAAATTACTCAAATTTCGAAAAATTTGGCTGTTTGGAATGATGAAACAATTCCAAAAACATCGGTTGGTACTTATAATACATTGAAAAATTATTATTTAAACTATGCAACCGACAACGTGGTGTATAATGCCTTCAATAATGTGCCACTCCATGCAAATGGAAAAGTTCAACCAAGGAACATAAACATTAGTTGGTGGCAAGGAGTTGATGCCAGTGCGAATTCACTTCCGCGCAATGCATACATGAGTTCGTTTGACGAACATGTCCTGATTTTACACAATTTATTGAACAACACGAATGCTGCTGCTGTTTTAGCTAATGGTGCTAAATCAAGATGGGTCGGCGGAACAAAAAATCCTCATTTTGCAAGACCAACTCCATATAATATGACCGCAAATTATGGACCTTTCATCAATGAAAATGAGACTACTGCTAACAATCCCAGGGTTGATGCCACATTTGAAAATGCGGTGTATGCTTATACGCAGGCCAAAAAAATTCTAACACTATTGGCAAAAATGGGGTCGGACAATATTCAGATACTGCAGACCGATCAGGCCTATGTTAAAACGGCGCTTGATGCGCTGACAGTGGACATGTCATGGTCCATGGACGCCAAATTCACGGCAGCAGTGGGCGAGGGTGCGTTCATGCCGAATTCCAGCGCGCTGCACAATCCGTTCATGTGCACCAAATTGCTGGATCCGAAAGAATGGAAATTCGTGGATTTTAAGGACATTGCAGTGCGAGAAATAAATGGCGTCAATCAGTTGCCACTGCAATCACAGTTGAAACGAATTGTGGACAACACGATTGGGAGATCTGTGTCCATGTCTTCTGCCGTTGCGGATTCTGGCATCATGATTTCAAAACAGCCTAATGTAGATACATTGAAAAAAAACATTGGCATCATTTTGGAAAACATGTTTCACACGGATGACATCCTGAAATACGCCGGTAAAAACATGGTGTTCAACAATTATTCGTGGCCAGACCAACTCCTCTATTACAAACTGAGAAACAACCCCAGGACACAGCAGTTGACTGCGACGGCAGAAACAACTGCCACCCCTCCTCCCAATTTTGCAGAACTTATGGGACTTCTCCCGCAGTCCGGTAACTGCGTCGGGTTCCCTCTGTTTGTCGTTCAACTCATGTTTTACCTGTTTGAGGGAAATGCGGCGGACATGACGGGCATGGACAAGGCGCGTCTCTCGTGCGCATTGGATGGAAACATGTTTAAAACCAATGCGCAAATTATATGGGAACAAATGATGAAAAACATGAAAACACATGAGCAAAATTTCACGATGACGTACCTTTTAAACCGACTGGGTTCAACTACCGACGAGCAGGTCTACAGTTATTTCGCATATTTTGATGGAAATGTGCCACCTGTGTTAGTAGCAGCAGCAGCAGCAGCAACAGCACCAGCAGTAGCAGCAGCACAAGCAAAAGCCGAAGAAGCACAAACAACATCAACCAACGCAACAACACAAGCAGCAACAGCAGCAATGGCAGTGGAAAGAGCAAGAGCAGCATTAGAAGCAGCACAAACAACATCGGCAGATGCAACAGCAAGATCAGCAGAAGCAGCAGAAGAAGCAGCAGCAGCAACAACAGAAAGTAATGCAGCAACAGAAACAGTGAATAGATTAAAAAAACAAGTGGCCGACACAGTAGGACCAGCAGCAAACCGTGAAAAAACAGCAGACACAGAGGTAGTACACGCAGAGGCAGTACACTCGATGGCAAATTCAGAATACAAGGCAGCAAATTTAGAAGTAAATCGATTAAGAGACGCAGCAAACGCAACATTAATACCATGGACACAAGCACAAACTGATGAAATAATCGCAGCAAAACAACGTAGGGATGAAGCGAAAGCAAAGGAAGACAAAGCAGAAGAAAAATTGGAAGCAGCAAAAGCAGCATTGGAAGCAGCAAAATTAGAAGTAGCAAAAGCAACATCATCAGTGGCGTCAGTAGCAACACGCCTTGCAGCAGAAAAATTAGCAGAAGCAGACAAATTAGCAGCATCAGCAGCAGCAATAGCAGCATCAGCGGCAGCAGCAGCAGAAGCAAGAACAGCGACAACAGAATTAGCACGAGCAACAACAGAAGAACAGCAACGAACACAAGATAAACAAGTTGCTGATGTTGATGTTGCTGATGCCGCTGCTGCTGTTGCTGCAGCCACTCGTGATCTTGCAGATGTTGCTGCCGCTGCTGCTGCGGCTGTTGCTGCTGCTCTAAAAGATGTTGGCTCTGCCGACATATTGATTGATGCCGTTGACTCTGCAACAATTCCCACACTTAAGACCACCAATTATGAAACCTTGAAACAACTAAATACATCTGCAAATCAGACCATGTACAACAATCCGCCATACAATGCAAATGCTGCTTTGTCCCAAATTACTTTAAATCCTGCGTACAATTCCATTGGTTCCATAGCAAAAATTGCAGAAATATTCAATGACGTGGAGATGTGTGGGGCTGCAGGGGCTGCAGGTGACGCAAAGGTGATTCAAGGTTGGACGACCGCGTTACAAACCATTAAGGCTGATTATATCCCGAAACCCATAACCCCGGGCTGGAATTCACGCATTGGATGGAATGCAGCTATCCAAACTCAAAGCACCATGCTCTACGTGAACGTGAATGCAAAACTTGCCAATGGATCTGTGAAAAACATAACACTTGATTTGACAACATCATTGAAACCTGGCGATAAAATATTGATCACCGATGAAACGCTTGATGCCAAAATCAAAAAAAGGCAAATGTGGGTGGTCACCAAAAAACCGTCTGTCAACCCGAATTATCCCGACAAGGTGATGAATGTTCCAGTGTCGTTTACGACAGCAAGATTGACCAATTTAATAAGAACCATTTTGCCAGGCGATGACAATATTCCCAACGCCGCCCCCTTAACGGTCACATTTCAACATTTCACGCAAGATAATTTAGATTAAAGTCAAAATCCAATCAAAAACCAAATCAAATTAAAATAATATTATTAATTTATATAAACTATAAATTAATATGACTTGCAAACTTGCTGCGTGCACCGAAAAAAGCACACATCCTTCCAATATGCAACCCATAATAATTGGGTCCATACTAGGGCTTGGCCTGTTGTATTTAGCGTTCTCTCATAAACGCGGCAAATGAGCTGATCCCTGATCCCTATCCCAGGCATTCAATGAATTGTTTCATACGCACAAATATGGTTTTCATCATGGTGCCAATCGCCTTATCCACAAATGGCGGAATGGCAATCAGGTCGTCCGGTTTGGACATTTTCAGTTTAAATTTGTAATGGAATTGAATGGTGTGTCCATCTGGCTGCACGTGAATGGTGATGTTGGAATTGTCTGAATCAATTTGTTCGGCACGTTTAGGGATCAGATATTTCAACAACAATGCGTTGGATCCCTTGGGCACATTTACGCTGTTGATTTGAATGACCTCATGCGATTGATTTTGATGCAGCAAATGCGGCATGTGCGTGTGAACGTGCGTGTATCTCTCGCCCAGTCCCATGATGCTCTTAAAAATGAAGAGGAGCTCTGCGCGCGACGGATCAGCAGGATCCGGATATGCAATGTGGTACGAGTCAAATAGGTCCTTGTTCAATTCATACATCATCTTGTAAATGTCAAACGTCAACAGCGCGTCAATGCGTATTTTGGGATTGTGTGCTCGGAATTCAATCAAATACATGTGGTTGGCCTTGTCTCTGCTTAAATACACAGAATCCTTGTCGCATGTCATTACAAATTTCTCTGTCATTGCAAGGCTTAGCTAAATGTAAATATATGATTCTAAATATATTTATATTGTTTCTGTTATAAAAATGCACGAATGCTTACGAATCGTGAGTCATAAATGCATGTTTCAATGGTTCTAAATGTCAAGCGCGAGACTCACCGTGTTTTTGTCCGACCTTTGACGGCGCTTGCTCTTGTGCGGCAGGTTGTCGTTCTGTAATTCCTTCAGGTCCGAAATGCTGATGGTGCTAGTCTTGTCCTCAACCACTTGTGATTGCTGTTGCTGCGATGGTTGCTGCGATGGTTGCATCTGTATGTTTTTGGTCTTCAGGCCCGATAGAATATTGGAGATGTCGGTGGGGCCGCGCATGTCGGGACGTTTGGAGACAGTGACCGGAGGAGGAGCCGACGTGTTGCCGCCGCGTGCTGCGTTCAAATCCGGGCGATTGGAAGACATCGGAGGCGGCGCGGTGTTGTTTCCAGCACGGAATGGCGTGCCCGCATCCGAATTGGGGTCACGCACGCTGGTCGGAACAGGAGGCGGCGGTGGGCGCTGGTTAGGAATGTAAGGGGGTGCTTGGCGCGAAGGGGCTGATTGTGTGGGAGGGCCCTGGCTCTGGCCCTGGCCTTGAGGCCCTGGACCCATCAAATCACCCATAAAGTTGCCGAATCCGGGACGGGTTTGCGACATGGAATTCACAGCCGCCGCAGTAAACTGCTGCATGAGTTCTGGATTCTGGCGCATGATGTCGTCCATACCGGGCATGGCCGATTTGAACATGGTGTTGGTCATGTGCAGCATTATGGCGCTGCCGCCCAGCTGAAACAGCAGCTTGAGCTCCGGCGCCATCTTAGCCTTGGACTTGTATTTGTCGTGCAGCTCCGAGAAAATGTCGTCGTAGTCGTCAATGTTCTCATTCACCTGCTCGCTCCAGCCGTCCAGCTTCAGGTCAAACGGGTCAAACTTGTTGTTCAAA